AATTATTTTTACCGCACACAGTGTTATATCCGTTGCAGAGCAAAGACCAGCCGCCTATTGCTACCGCTCTCTCACCATTTACAACATTTGAATAACCGCCTAATGACACAGAACAAACTCCGGGGACCGTTCCTTGTCCCCCTATGACGGCAGAATAATTTCCCTCTGCACTAGATTCATCCATTACATTTATCATTTTTTTATTATCAATAGAATTTTGCAGTGTTGTGTCCGCTGTCTGTCTTGAATTAATTTCGGATGTAAGTTTACTCTGCACTGTTTCAACTGATTGGGATATATTAGATTGCAAGTCACTCTGTAAAGATATTAAGTCACTAAACATTGCAAGTTTTTGCCATTCGTCGGTCTCTACACTTCCACTCGTTGATTTTTTTATCATACGTATATATGGTGTATAGGGTGGGTTAGGTTTGGTGTAATCTGCTTTGTACATTATTTGAACAGCCGCTTCATTATAGTTCTGATGCTGTATTTTAAAAACCATTAACACATCAAATGATGAAGCATATGTAGCAGTAGTATGTTTTCCATAATAAAATCCTGTTGTTAATTGCCGGTCAAAATCCGCACAATATTTAAACATTTTTTTCGATATATCTGTAATTGCAGTATCTATAATATCACAATTGGCATTATTTACGCTGACATCATAAAATTCTTCCGGTTCAGGTTTTGTTAAATTTAAGTTGCTTGTATATTTGGGCATAAAATACCTCCTAATTTAATAATTCGCTTCGTAATTGTTCCTGCGTATAGCTGCCTAAATATTCATGAGTAAATCCGCTTAAATCTTTATACGTATTATATTTTAAGTCAAATACTAAAAACATATTGCAAGGCAACATTCGTTTAACAAGTTTGCGGGCTTCGACAAATTTACTTTTGCTGCTTAACCCAATTCTTATTTCTATAAAATATTCATTTGGTTTGAAATTGACCGATACATTATTAGTGCCACATAAGTTTTCGAGTGTTTGAATTAAATAATGATTTATCATGCACATCATTGATTTTATCCTGAACCGCCTGTCATCTAATGTATCATTTGAGCCAACATCTAAATTTAGTATCTTTTCATATCTTTCACAGGTCTCTTTGTCTATTTCGTCATAAAATCTATTTGCTATCGCCTGTCTTCGCAACAGTTCTATTCTGTCAAACTCTGTGTTTTCACTCTCAAATATAGCTTTAAATTCCCTTATGTCCGTCAAAAATTCCGGTACATGACGAGATAAATCAAATGGCATTTGCATTTACCACACCTCCAAGAACTATGACAGAATCGCTGTCGATTTCATAATTTTTTTCAAGCCCATTTATTTTAGTGTTTGAAACGTCCAGTATACCTGTAATATCTAAAAGTCTTTTCTCCAATTGTGATATGCGCACTACTATTGTTGATGTATCCTCACCGTTAGACCATTCAGCGTTGAGTTCTTTTAAATATATATTAATACATGCTGTTACATCTTCTTTAACGTCAGACCAATCATATCCTTTAACAAATGTACAGCATAATTCAATATTTATTTCATCACGAACTGCTGCTTCTACGGTTACAACATGCCCTATCGGGGCCATACCATAGCCCAAACCTTCATAATCTATTGGGTCCAGCTGCTCTTTTACATAAGCCACTAATGTATCATTAGGTATTTCGTGCTGCGCATTTACAAACACAACTTTTACTGTCCCGCCGCCGTTCCATGCCGGGTAAATCTTTCCGCCTCCAACATCGGATAATTGTGATAAATACTCCATATAATCAGCAATATTGCCCCCGAACCTCGGATACTTAACACTATTTATATATCTCGCTCTAAAATCGTCTGTCGTCTCATCATCTTCGCCGTGTATGAGTATTTCAATTATTTGGGCACTTTTTAATCCTGATATTTCTTCAATTGGTATTAATGTCCCTAAATATGAATTGCCTGCAGTTCCGGGTGTCTCGCACATTACTTTATAATAATAACGCTCACCTGATTCACCCATAGATTCAATTACTTTATAATTTAATGCGCCACCTGAAAACCTTGATAGCATATTTACTTCCTTGTCAAACTCGGCCTTTAAGATTGCATTTGTAGCATTATGAGCGTAAATACCTCGCTCTGCGGCCATTTTTGACAGATACAACCGGCTTGCTGTGTCTGGAAATGTCTCATTAATTATGTCTTTTATTACGTCATACATCTGAGCAAGTTCTGCGGCCGCAGGTGCTAAAGCACAATAAATTACAGAACCTTCACGTTTATCTATGTTGGCTGGCACAGAATCAAGCATACGGTTCATTATACTATCAAAAGACTGTGTTTCATCCATCAAACCACCACCTTATCGTTTATACTAATATCGTTCCCATAAACCGTCCCAACTGTGAACTTGACTGTATATTTGTTTTGTTCGCATGAAAAACTAAACCCTGATACAGATGTTATTCTATCATCTTGCATTAGTGCGTCCAGTATGCGTTTTCCAAGTTGTGGGATAACATACTGCTTTTGCTTTCCATATAAGTCTTCGAGTTCTATTCCATAATCCCGCGAATAAATTATATACTTGTATCTCTCTGTTCGTAATATAAAATAAATAGCTTGTTCAACCGCTTCAACTTCATCAGCCATTCCAATAATCCTGTTTTGCTCAAAATCAATTTTGTATGTTTTAGAAGGTGTTGATTTAAATTCGAACGATTTAAATATCTCAGGGCTTATTGCAGTTTTCGGTGTCAATCAATCACCCCCACGACTAAATACCGTTGTCCGCCATTGTTGCGAATCATGGCTACCTTATCTCCATTTTTCAGTGTGTTGTCAATAATAACTTTTTTAGGATACGCTTCTTCTGTTTGCGTTTCATACGGCACCTTCAAGTGATTAGGTATAATCAAAGCGCCCTCCGGTAGCGTTAATCTTTGGTCTATATACACTTTGTATGGGTTTATGCTTATAACCGTTCCTTTTATAATATTAGCAAGTTTTTGAGCTTCCAATATGTTGCACACTATAGTTCTGATTGCTTCTATATAAGTCAATCTTGAAATACACCGCCTTTCAGGGATAAATCCATTATGTGCTTACCGTTTGACACCTTGTGCTTTACTGTCTCACACAGCATAAAATTTTGCTGCATAACATCACCTAAATCTAAGATAACACATACCATACATCCGGCTCTGATATGTGGGTTTCCAAACACGTTCTGAATATTAAGCGTTCTTATTTTTTTGCAGTGCAGTTGTGATAGAATTTCAGCCTTTTTTACTCCATCTTCTCCATCTTCAATTTTTTCACAATGCTGCAGCACCCCCCACTCGTTTATCTTTTCTTCATTGTTGTTTATGTATATTTCACGTTCACCTGTGTTCCCGTTGTCGTAATACAATTTAATTCGAGTGCTGGTATCATTAATTGATGTTTTATAATCAATATCACACGCAGTTTCCTTGTCTACAACAAAGTCAGTAATCCAGTCTTTGATATTGCGGACCTTCAGCTCTCCAAAATCATCATATATAACATATAATTCTCCTGTATTTAACAACGTCTCATCGATAGCATTTTCCAATATATCAAAAATAGTTACGTTGTCTTCAACTCTAAGAGGTATTTTATAGCCGGTATCAGGTAAATTACCGCAGGTTAAATTATAGTCATTGGCTATCATTTTAAGAAGTTCCGCAAGATTTAAGTTTTCATATACATAGCAGTCCTTATTCTTAAAATATCTTAGTTGGTCATAAGCTACTACTTTAATAGTCGAACCTTTGTTTCTGCTTTTTTCAAAAACATAGCCGTAAAACATATTTATATCGTTTTTCTTAAAGACAACCTGTGCTCCTTCCTTAAAATCAAGTTCAGGCGTTTTTACTACAGTAAATTCTAATTTTGTTGGTACGTCTTTTCTTTCGTAAGTTAGAACTGTTTCACCGCTGCATACCGGGTAAAATACTGTATTATCATGATTTACTATGTATAATTCAACACCTCCGCCCAATGTATTTTTATCCTGCATGGGGTTAGTCCTAACCGCTCCGGTTCCGCCAACAACACTTTTTATAACGCTCGTTGTTATTGGCATTGAAGAAGAACCGTTAACCATAGTATTTGAACCGGAATTATTATACCTGCCATCAAGGCTGTTAGGTCTCCAATACCTGAAAACATGCTCAACATATTGTCCGTCTCCATACCCTTTTTTTGAGGCTCTGCCGGATGTAAACCAATTATCTCCATATGTCGCTACCAATGCGTCCACAGTATAATGTGAATAATTATACTGCTGCACTGTTTTTAAAATATCGCCTCCATAATGTACAAAGCCTTGATTCAAAACATAGGCGGCATATTCTATATTTTTAGCGCCATCCAAACGGTCATCACTTGTCCATGCACTGCCGTATTTACGTCCATAAGCGCCGAATGACAACCAACCATTAGGCCACCCCTCGTTGGCATCTAACAGAGTGTTTTCAATTTGCATGACGCCCCAAGCCGGACCACTGGATATATCGGTTAACCCGCTTTCCTGCATACCTAATGCCGCTAAAAGGTTAGGGTCAATATTATACTCCTTACCCCATCGCTCAAAAAGACTTGCATATTTACTGTATCCGCTGCTATTGAAAACTTGTTCTGCACTTTGTCCGTATCGCACTCCCTGGATTGTACCTGTTGCCGGCGGTAATGGTGTGTTGCTTACATTTTTTCCTATAGAACCTTGTCCACTTTTTGAAACTGCATAAAAGCCCAACTGCATTGCATTCTTAATCTTATCATAAGAATGCTTGTCTTGCGTTCTTGCCTCTGAAGCAGGGTCATTAACAAGATAATATCCGTCAGAAGTCAGTCCGACTATAGTAAGCACATGTCCGCTGCCACTGCTAGAAAATGAACCGTTGCCATTAGCCGAAAATATACACGGCATACCGCTTTTTATAGCATTTGTCATACTCGACATATTGCAGCCTAATTCATCTACAGTTAATCCATATTTTTGACCTATTGAGCTATATAAACCACCACTTGTACCGTTACCATGGAAGCCATGTGACTGAGAGTAATCCGCAACAACTTGAGGGTCAACATCACATCCATATGACTTCATTATCATAGCCATGGAAGTTGGACCACATCCAGCAACGGCTATACTACTGGGACCATACATCCCCCATCTATCTTCTTTTTGATTATAATAAGGGAAAGAATTATAATATTTCATTGGTTCTTGACTCATTTTTATCACCTCTTTCTGCATATAAAAAGAACGCCCTTTCGGACGTTCTTATTTTCAATCCACGCACCCTATCGGGTGTGACTTACCGCCATTGTAAATTCTGTTATATCAATCCTATATTTCAATCCACACACCCCACATGGAGGTGCGACACAGGACATAGCTCTAGGTGTACTTGAATCAATATGATTTAAATCCACACACCCCTTACAGGGTGCGACATCAAAAATATATAATAGTTATATACTTTTATTCTTATAATTGTTATATTGTGACATAATATTTATATGTTTAATATAGTATGTGTTTATAAGAATGTCTCTTATTATACATTTTTGTAAAAAGTGGTGCGAATCTCACGGGTAAATCATGTGAGCATACAGTTCGCGCCACGATATTATGTACTTTGTACTTATAAAACAGAATACCATAATTTACGTAAATATAAAAATTAATTCTATAATTCAACCTTTTTCATTACACGTTTATATTCTCCTAAAGTTGTAATCCACTTAGAAACACCATATATATCAACTACTTCAAAACATACGTAATTAATAATATCATCTTTTAAATAAGTTATCAACAAGTAATGTGACTGAGTTTTTATCTTTTTCTTTTTTGCTCTACCTCCAACAATTGCGCCAATAGGACCAAATAAAACCGCCCCTCCAACCGCACTTCCGACGCTAGAAACATACTGTTTTTGAATTTCTGTATCTGTCTTAATAGTTACATCTGTTACATTACATAGGGGCAAACTAAAACTAACCCCACTTGATTCAATTTGTATTTTGTTAGCATCATTAAATAAAAAACAAGTTGCCCCTTCTGCTAAAGGAAGTCCAGTAATATGGGTTACGTAAAGTTTTTTGGGTTGTTTGGTTTGAATTTTTTTGTTTTGCTCCTTCTGTGCTTTCGTTCTACTTAACATAAGCACTAAACCAATTATAATAAAAATTATTGATGGCGGAATAGCTTCTACGATATTCGTTTTAGATATTGCGGTCAAGAATATTCCCAAAATACCAATCGCTATTAAAACAATACCTGTTATTTTTTTGCCACCTAAAGAAGTCTTGCTTTTTTGATTAATCTTTGTTGCATAGTCTTCACCATACTTCGATTTCATCATATCATTTACAGTTTTAGGTTGAGATTGCACTTGATTTTGAGAAACACTGTTATTAAAAGAGTTTCCACAACTATCACAAAACACTGCCCCATCTTCATTTTTCTTACCGCATTTTTCACAATACATAAAAATTCCCTCCAACTAATATCTAAAATACGATAGATATGAAGTCAAAATCCAGCCTGTCACGCCATTATATACAACCTGATTAAAACCATTTTCCCAACCAATGCTCTCTACCCTTGCTCCTAGAGGTACAGTTGTTATGGCGTACGCAGATATACTTGGGGCACTTCTTAGTGATACCCATTCTTGACAGTTGACAACATACATATAATCTTTTCCCCAATCGGAATTATCGCAATAATGGTCATTGTATCCTAAATATGATGATAAAACCCAACCAACTAATCCATTATATACTACTTGATTAAATCCGTCAGACCAACCAATACTCTCCACCTGGGCTCCCAAAGGAATTTGAGTTAGTGTTTCTGCAGAAGTGCTTGGATATGTTCTTAACGATACCCACTCATTACAATTAACGACTACCATTGAATCGGCAAACACGGAGCTTGTTATGCTTAGCACAAACATTACAGCTACACCGATAATTAATTTTGACAACCTTTTTTTCATAATCATTTCCTCCTTTATATATTTAAGTATGTTTAATATATCATATGTATATTAGGATGTCAATGATTACCAAAAATATTTTTATCCTGTCGTTCTTAACAACATCCCAGGATATACCACTCTTGCGCCTACAGTAGCAGCTAAGGCTTTATTTACAAGGGCTAATACATTCTCGTTAGTTTGTGTGCCCTCAAAATTTTCCCACTTTTCAGATTCCGAGATTATTCCTTTCTGCTTCAGGCTTTCCAAATGATTTTCAGCCCAATATTCCGCGCCGGTGCAATAACAACCGTTGCTCGCCTTATCAACTAAAGCTAAAATCATTTCCACTGCCGCATAAGCCTCAGGATTTGTCAACCAATAATCTTTATCATTTAAAAAATTCTTGTGGTATAAACTCATTACATGTGGGTGTGACCAATGTATACGTTCGTCTCCGTCTCCTTTTTCTTTTTTACCGCCAAAACACTTGTCAACAAGAGCAACAAGATTACACTTTTTTACCCATGCTCCTCTATCCCACTCTTCGTTGTTATTTATAACCTGATAAACATCGCTCGTATTAGCGTTATCTATAGCGCTTTTATTCAATTGATATAAGTAATTATAATCTATATTTTCACGCCGGGCTACTTCCCAAAGTGTTTCGTTCTGTTTAACTTCAACTACTCTTAGCATTTGTTTTTTATCCTGCCTCACTACTCTGTATGTTGCGCCATCGGTTCCGAGTTCAAGTATTTTAGTACCATAATTCTTAAAAGCCTTAAACTCGCATGTAACCATTACATCATACCCATTTTCGGCATCTTCGTTAATTTTATAATTCTCAAGCGTGACTGTAAACGATTGCTTTTCATCCTGTTCAGGTGTAATTTTATCTTGGTCAACCCTATAAGGACGTTCACGAAATAGGTCAATCGTGAAGAAACTCTCACAATTCATCAAGTATTCTAACACTTCAAGATAGTGCGTTGGCTTGCGGTAAAAGCCGCCTTCCCACGAGGCGACTTGCCATTGGTCTCCTGGTAGCAGTAAGTCAAATTTTATTGTGTTTAGCCCTGGCGTTTTTGGTATGTTGATTTCACCACCGTCGATTAGCGTAAGTGTTTCATTTTTTCCGTTTATCGTTATTTCAATTTTTGCAGGAGGTACAGGAAACAATGTACCTCCAATAAACAAATTATACATTAGTTATGTACCCCCTCCGCTCCGATTGCCGCATACTCTTTTACTGAATTCAGCAGCCTGTTTTCAAATCCATCTAAGTCAACATCAGAACTAATGTGATTAACATTATTCATCTCAACCTTGACATTAGTGGATGTATATTGGTTTAAAACAGCTCTTTCCGCCAAAGATTTAATTATATCCATATTATCAGCGATTGATGAAAGCGAGTTTGCAGTTTTATCAGTATTTTCAGCAGTCTCTTTTCCGTAATTGCTAATGTCGTCCAAATTATCATTTGAGCCCATAGCGCTGTTTGAGTAATCCCCCAAACTATTATTGTAATCATCCGGATTAGGTATTTCAAATCCCGAGAACATATTAGACATTTCACTTTCAAGATTACTTCCCCAATTATATCCGGCATTATATGAATCAGTATAATTAAATCTAAATGTATCCAAATTTATTCCTATTTTACTTAATTCTTCATTTATATCAAGTTTCTGCGCGACTTCAACATAACTTCCATTTCCATATTTTTGCGCTAAGCTGTCCGCCGTTGAGCTCAATCCGTCACGCCAGCCGGATACAGCGCCGGCAAGATTTGAGCCAAACACAGTATCAATCGCTCCCGCAAGATGTTCGATAATATTGAGCACTATGTCAGCCATATCCCTAACCAAGTAAATTATAGATGATACTGGGTCATTCAAGATATTGCCAAAAAAATTAGCGAAAGCTGCCCATCCGTTCTGTAAGCTTTCAACTACTGCAAATCCACTTTGCAAAATAGCAAGAAAAATATTTCCTATAACAGCTCCAACTGTGCTGAAAGCCCCGGCGATTACTCCCGTTGCACTGATTGAAGTACCAGCAAGTTTGTTTATAAGGGCTACTACCGCGTAAATTATTGCTATTAAAGCTATTATTGCTACGATAATCCATGTAATAGGGCACGCAAGTAACGCCGTATTTAAGCCCCACTGTGCCGCTGTAGCTGCCGCAGCAGCCGACGCCTCTGTACCTGTAGCTGCCGCATGTGC